AAGCACGCCGACGAAGCCAGCGACTGCATAGGCATAGCCGCCGGTCATGCCGAACTTTTCCGCGCCAATGCCCACCATGAAGACCAACACACCACCCAAAGCAGCCTCTAACAGACGGCGATCCCAACGTGGCTCTTTGTCGTCATAGAGGATTCGCAGGTAACTGAGGATGGTGGCTAAGGCGGCGGGCATGCCATGGTCACGCAAGGCGGCCGCAAGCATGACCCAGAAGGTCGGATCCTTTTCGGGGGGCATGGTCTGCATCTCGATTCCTCCCGAATCGGGAGCACAAATGAAAATGCCCCGGCAAAGCCGAGGCACAGAAACGAAAAACCCCGACTCGATGGCCGGGGTTCGTCAGTGTCTTAATGCGTTGCAAGCTGGACACGCTGCTATAGAAACAGGTGTTTATCCGCGCGGAAAGCTTTTTTACGCAGCTTCGCGGAAAAGCTCCAGTGCGCAGTCGATCCATGCCACGCCCGTGTTGATCAGCTCGCGGGCCTTGGCTTCTCCCATCTTGTGTTCCCTGGCAATCCGCAGTGCTGGCCACTTCGCGCCGAAGTAAAGCCAGATAAAGCCGCCCATTTGCGGATCACGCTTGATCAGCCTGGCCACAGCTCCATCCACAGAAAGGGCCAGGTCATCGGTGATCACGTACTGCTTTGCTCCACCTACTGCCGGCGCATTGTCACGCATCAAAGCGTAGAGAGGGCACACGTACTGGGGGACGCCCATCCCGTCCATCCGCCACCATCCCCACTGCTCCAGCATGTACGCCGTGTCACCCAGGGCTTTACCCACGTAGGTCCGTTTTTTCATTCGATTTCAATCCCCGGTGAAGTTGGAGCCACCCGCGCCACGTCGGTTGGTCCCCTGATACTGCTGCTCTGGCCCATGCATTTCGCTGGGCCTTTTCATTTGAGTTATTTGCTGCTCTGCCGCCTGTAGTTTGAAACTGAGCTGGGTTACCAGTTCGTCGAGCGGAAGCACCAACTTAGATCCCTCAACAACCCAACCTGACCCGTTGCAAGCGGTACAAGCCAGCTCAAAAAACACCCCTCTTACTACTGCCCTCCCCTTGCATGTCGGGCACTTAACCAAGTCGATTCGCGCCTGATCAAAGCCACGGTCCGTGCCCTTTTTCACGTTCTGCATTCTCCCCTATGACTAATTCGATGATTGGGCTGCGCGCCTTGCGCGGTGTGGCTTGAGGTCCGTTGTGAGGAATGACCGATTGCACGCCCGTCAACCCGTGGATGGACGCAAAACCGATCCCGTCTAACCATGCGTGCCACTGCTCAAGTGCCTCCCGGCGCAGTCCATTGCCCTTGGTCTTGATGTAGGTATCAGCAACTTTGCCGAGCGAGTGATTCAGCAGCATCTCGCCAATGAACCCGTCCACGCCCATGTCTAACCATGCGGTGCGCGCGACCTTGCGCAGGTCATGGCTCGACCACTCGCGGCTGGCCAGGCGGCGGAACACTGACGAAGCCTGACTGGCGCTCAATGCTTGTCCCTTGCGGCCTGGGAACAGGTACCGGCCGGTATAGCCGCCGTCGAGTTGTATGCTGCGATAGCGGCGCAGTAGTGCTATCACTTGCGGCGTCAGCGGCAGCCGATGTTCGGTACGGGTCTTGGTGTGCTTGGCCGGGATGAACCACTCGGCGTGACCGAAGGCGAAGTCTGACCATTCCGCTTGCCGACTCTCCCCTATGCGCGTGCCGTGGCAGATCATCAACAGGGCCAGCATGGCGTCGACGGGCGATCCGTTGAACAGTGCTCCTAGCGCGGGCAATACCTCGCGCAGGTGATCGGAGCGCAGTCGTCCATCTTTCGGCAAAATCTTAGTCTTAATGAAATTCGTGAACTTCATCTCAGCCATGGGATTGCTGGGGATCAGCCCGAGCGTGCGTGCTGCGCTCATGGCGCGGCTCAACACTCGAAAAATCTGCCGGACGTAGGACGTCGAGCATGTCGCTTGAAGAGGCCACATCAGGGACTTGTCGAGGACGGCCGGGGTGAGTGCGCAGATAGGCATGTCGCCAAGACGAGGCTGCAGGTGCCGATCTACCACCGTGCTTACAGTGCCCTTCCAAGAATCGGAAAGCGCGGCGTCACTCGCGACACGGCCCTTGAACCAGTCCAGTAGGTCGCTGAAGGTCACAAGGCCTGCAAGAGCGATTGCCTCATCTGGACGGCCTAGCAACCGCTGCCGCAGCGCTGGCAATTCAGCAAAGATCGCAGCCGGCCCGTACTCAGGAAAGCGGGCCAGCCGGTTCCACTTCCGACGCACCACAAGGAACCAAGTACCTGATTGCCGGCTCTGGTCGAAGCGAAATCTCAACCCAGGGTGACGCGGGTCACGCAGGTCACGTACCCCGGCCACAGCGGCCTGTCGTCGGATCTCGGCGTCCGAAAGCTTAACGATGGCAGTCGCGCTCATGCTCTTCCCCGGCAAGGAAGCTCTTCCCCAAGCAGATCAATGATGCTGTAGGTGGAGGGCCACATTCTGGCGCCGTGCGATGCGGCAAGAGCCTTGTCGCGATAAAGCGCTACTGGGGGCACTGGTTTGTACGAAAGGTCGAGCCGATCGCTGCGGCAGTAAAGCGCGTAGCGGTACTCGCTAAGTTCGGGAGGGAGTTCCATGGTCATGCTGCGGCCGTCCTTCCCGCGTAGCGAGCGGAAAGCGAGCGCTCTTTGGTCGGAGCTGCTTTCACTGGCGGCACCCAGCTGATCGACAGGTCTTCGAAGCGGTTGTACTGGCCAACAAACGCAGCACGAACGGTGCCCGTCTCAATATCTCGACCCTTGCCGATGATGATTTCGGCAATGCCCTTGTACTCGCTGTTTTCGTGATAGACCTCGTCGCGGTACACAAACAGGATCACATCGGCGTCTTGCTCGATAGCGCCAGATTCGCGCAGATCCGAGGGCACAGGGCGTTTGTTGGGACGCTTTTCGCACTCCCGGGAAAGTTGACTGAGCAGCACGACTGGAATACCCAACTCGCGGGCAATCAGCTTGCAGCCTCGGCTGATGCTGCTGACCTCTTCGGTACGGTTACCGCCCTCGCCTTCCATCAGCTGCAGGTAGTCGATAACCAGCAGATCCAGCCCATGCTTGAGCTTGTGGCGGCGCGCCATTGAGCGGATACGGCCAACGGTTCCAATAGACCGGTCAGCGATGAACAGCGGCGCTCGCTGAATCTTATGGGCTGCGGCCGCGAGCTGGCTGCCGTGTGACTGGCATGCTGCACCACTCTTCACCAAATTCAGTGGAATGCGGCCCTCGGAGGCAACCGCGCGGTCGAGCAGCTGGCCCTTGCTCATTTCCAAGCTGACCACCAGGCAAGTCTTGTTCTGCTGGATCGCTGCATGCTGCGTGATCGCCATTGCCAGCGTCGTCTTGCCCATGCCCGGGCGTCCGGCAACGATGATCAGCTGCTCTGGCTGCAGGCCACCCAATTTTGCATCGAGATCCGCCAGGCCCGTGGACAGCCCAATCAAGGTTTCACCTCGGCTTAGGCGGTCGTGCCGGTCTTGCCAGACCTCGACCTGCTGGGCGAGCAGATCACTTGCCTTGACGACCTCGGCCTCATCGCTACCAGCATCGATGGCCATTGCGGCGGCTTGGACTGCGGCAATTTTGGATTGCAGGTCGCCAGCGCCTTGGGCGATATCGAGCGCTTGGCCGCTCAAATCGTAAAGCGCCCGTTCGATGGCACGGTCGTTGACGATACGAGCGTATGCCCGGGCATTGGCAACACTTGGGGTGGCCTGCACCAGCTCGGCGCAGTAGGCCAACGCGTTGTCGCCAGTATGCAACCGACCAATGTGCTCACCAACCGTCAACAGGTCGACAGCATTGCCGGCCGAATGAAGCTCGAGGATGGCGCGGAATACTTCAGCGGTCTCCGCGAAGTAAAACGATGTGGAGCTCAAGCCATCTGCGAGGATGTCGATTAGTTCCGGGCGTTGCAGCATCGCACCCAGCACGCCGTGTTCAGCCTCTGCGCTGTAAAGTTCACGCACTGTAATTGCCCTCCACGACCTTGACGAAGTTGCCAGCGTTGATCAGCCAGTCGAACGTGGCGCGGAATGGCGCACTGCCTGGCTTGCCTTGGAGTCGGCCCATCAGGAAATCGGATTCGGCCACAGTCGCGAAATATTCGGTCCAGAAATCCAAGCTTTGGTGAACATCGCTCTGGACCCAACGAGCACGAACCTGTTTTTTGCGGGATTCAGATACCAGCACCACCGCTGGCAGCTGCGGAGTGAGCAATCGGTTAAACAGATTCACGATGTCTTGCACGGGGCATGACGGCGGTCGCGAATCGCGATTGCCAGTAGGTGACGGTTCAATTGATGGTTCCTTTACGGTTCTGGGGGCAGCAGGTGCCGGGGTGGGGGGCATTTCCTGCCGGGGCGGTGGGGCATCTGGTGCCGGGGGGCATTTAGTGCCGGGGGCATATGCTGCCGGGGTCAGGGTGTACCAGGTGGATCGGCCGAAGCGCTGATGACTGGCCAAAACATGCGCCTCTTCCAGCCAGCGCAGAGCGTTACGAACAGCGCGCTCCGATAGGCAGGTGCGGATGCCAATGGTTGCCAACGACGGCCAGCAGACGCCGTCGTCATTCGCATTATCGGCGAGGGAAATCAGCACTGACTTTTGCGCAGGAGTCATGCCCTGAAGCGGCCAGCAGGCGGTCATCAGAATGGTGCTCATAGGTAAATCCCAGGTGCAGGGATGCGCTCAGGCAAAGTGTTGCCTGCATCGTGTGTAATGGGCATAATCCGTCTCGATTTGATGTTGAAGAAGCCGCCCTGCCAGGCGGTTTTTTTGTGTCTGGGATTTGGGCACTGGATAAAATTCCAGTCGTATTAGGCATCTGGAAGAGCTTCAAGCGAGGATGCAAAATTTAGTTCGTCAAGCTGCCATATCTCCCCATGGGAAGGTGGGGCAAAGATCGACTCTTGTTACCGCCCTGCAGGTCAACACCTCAATCTGCAGTGCACGAGCAGCAGGGACAGGCCGACTTCCTGAGCACCACTGGCTTACGGTTGGCGTACGGACGTTCAGTCGGCGAGCTAACTCGGCTTGACTTCCAAGCAAGCGAGACGCTTCTAGCACTGCTTCTGCTGGACTCATGAACAACCTCCAAAGAATAAAATTGGAATATAAGGCATTAGCTAATTGCTTTGCAAGCTATTGCCTAACTCGACAGGTCCGAGGCTTAATTAGGCAATGCTTACAGGTCAAGAATTAGGCGCAGCAATCGAAAGCGCGCGCACACTGAAGGGTATTTCCAAGAAGAAGCTGGCTGACGAGTTCTCCGTCGCCCCTCCTTCGGTTCAAGGCTGGGTCAAATTCGGCCGAATCGATAAGGCAAAGCTCATGGGCCTGATAAAGTACTTTTCTGACGTAGTCCCGCCATCCCACTGGGGGCTTGAGGGGTGGGCTTCGGAGCTAAGCGCAGATACTGTCAGCGTTGATGGCCTGCCTGCTGCCCTGGCTCAGAAAATCTCTGGCTACCGCCAAGTAGTTCAGGTGCCTCGCTATGACGTTGCAGGATCGATGGGGTCTGGCCTGGAGCCGCCCGAGATGAACATGGTTGTTGAGCACATGAGCCTGGACGCAAACTGGGTCAGGCAGAACCTGACATACACTAATCTTGACAACCTTAAGTTGATTTCCGGACGTGGTGACAGCATGGCACCGACGATCCGCAGCGGGGATGCTGTGCTAGTGGACTCTGGAGTAAACACAGTCGAGGACGACGCCATCTACTTCTTCCTCATGCGCGGGAAGCTTCAGATCAAGCGAATTCAGCGTGGACTCGACGGGCTGACGATCATCTCGGACAATAGCCAGTATCCGCCAATCGAGGTGCCGGGTGACCGCGAGGCAGATATAACTGTTCTCGCACTGATCATCTACTGGTGGACAGGCCGTAGCTTCTAGCTGGAAATGGCTGAGATCACAGGCTAACCAGACCTGCAAACTGCCACGATTGCATCCCTCATGCTCATGACATAAGGCTTCGTTCGGAAGGAAAAATGGCTCCCAGCAGCAGGCGTCTTGAAGACTCAGTCAGACGCATCTGCTTAACCTTTCGACCAAAGGACCTAACTGAACACCCATTTTTCTTGACATATGCCCCTCTGAAGTAGACATTCCGGCCAAGTCAAAATTTGTGGGTTCCTGCTGTGCAATCACCTGTCCAAATCAACGGGAGTGATCTCGTTTCGCTGGTTAATGCGGCTTTAGAAGCCAACTACACTGACGTGCGCAAGGTCGGAAGCAGGCTGGCTGCTCAAATCGTCAAAAGCGATATTGAAATAGCACAGCAGCTCAAGTCCTCGCTCAGAAAGCGAGGGGTTCCCTTGCGAACATCTGGGTATGCAGAGACCCTACCTACTGATCCTAAGTCAAGAGCTCCGTTGGTTGAGGAACAACCATGGCCAATCACACCTGTCTTTCTTGAAGATAACCTAAAAAAGACATTTGACTCGTTCATAAGTGATATTAGGCACCATGACAAATTGGCTCAACATGGGCTGGCAGGTAGATCTAATCTGATAATGTCAGGACCACCCGGCACCGGAAAAACACTAGTTGCTGGTCACATTGCATCACAACTGAACCTGCCGCTATACATAGTTAGGCTTGATTCATTAGTCTCATCGCTTTTGGGTGACACTGCAAAAAACATAAGAGGAGTTTTTGATTACGTCCCAAAGATGGGCGGAGTACTATTTCTTGATGAGTTCGACGCAATCGCCAAAGTACGAGACGATAAACATGAGCTGGGCGAACTGAAGCGAGTAGTAAACACGCTTATTCAAGCGATAGATGCGCTGGATGACAGAGCCATTGTAATTGCTGCAACCAACCATGCAGACCTACTTGATAGGGCTATCTGGCGCCGCTTTCCTTATAGGATGAATTTCACAGCACCATCCTCTGATCTAAAAAAGCACCTTTGGAATCATTTTTTATTCAACGACCAAGGAATTGAATCGCACATCGGCCTGCTTTCAAAGCTTTCAAAAACTCTTACAGGCGCAGATATAGAATCAATCGCGCTGGCAGCACGAAGGGATGCACTAATAAAAGAAACCTCAGTAGATATCTCTCAAACGGCAATGTCGGTATTGGAGTTTGAAATGCAGTCCACTATGCCGTCGAGCTCTCATCAGGAAAATCTCAACAAAAAGAACATTGCCGTTACATTAAACTCTGAATATGGATTATCTCAAGCAGAGATAGCCAAAGTCCTTAACACTACCAGACAAACAATATCTGGATACTTGAAGGTATAAGAAATGGAAGCAGGGAAGCCTCTGATCAATCCAGTGCTTAATTTTATGCGTAAACCATCACCATCGACTGTTACAGGTGGTGGGAAAAGCGCTAAGAATGTGGTGGTTTCACGACTTCAAACGCAGCAAAATACTCTATCGAGTTCTGTCGAAGAAATAATTAACACACCTAAGACTGAACATGGTGGAGTTACTCATATTCTAGCTAGGATGTTCGATGATTCACATGCTCCATCATGGACCCCTAGCGATTTATTTTGCAATGACTCAGGATGTCGTGTAGTCGCCCCGGCGCATGAAGGATACTTAGTTGAAGTTACGACCTCTAAGCTCCCTTTGCTCGCCAGCAGCATCAAAAAAGGAAGAACAATAAATGAAAGGGTCGATATCTCCAGGGTCAGCGGGGTCAATTTGTTCGACTCTAAAGAAGTGCTTCGCAATTTAGACACGCACACATTGTGGAAAGAGTCAAAAAAAACTGGCGAAGGGGCGTATTTCAATATATGGATTCTGCCATTTACTAGCTTAGAACCTAGAAAATCTGTTAAAAGCTCTTTGATGGAGATTCATCGAAAACATCATCTTAGCTTTGGAGATATAGAGTTCAGCCCAGAAACCGAATCATATAATGATCAAAAACATTTCGATAACTCTTTCATCGAGATAATGCTTGATAGGTATCTGAAAACGGGACACGCCACAACCTCAGTCAAGCTTCCGACTGAAGCGGCTCTAGCGGATTTGGTCAGCTCGGGCACCATCTACAGAGTTGATCCGGTGTTTCCTGTTGGACTCGTCTCATCCCCGGGCACTGGCCTTGAGCCGACTCCCCCTTCCACAAAGGAAAAACTACCTACCGTCATAGTCGTGGATGGTGGAGTAAATGCGTCGAGCTACAAGCATTTACAGACTTCAAAAATCAATGTCTTGGTTAGTGATGTACATGCTGACTTGAAGCATGGCAATCAGGTAACCTCACTAATATGCCAAGCGCACTCATGGAATAACAACAGATCACTGCCCTCACTGAATTGCAAATTCATTTCTGCTCAAGCAATTGCAAAACGAGGGGCTACAAAATCCCCATCGCTTAACCAGCTCGTATCCTATTTAAACCAAGTAGCAAAAGATACTGCCCAGCACTCAAAAGTTTGGAATATGTCGTTTAACCAAGAGCGACCCACTTTATCAAGGACTGAAGTCAGCTACCTAGGCCATGAGATAAGCAAAATAGCCCGCGAATTTGGAATCTTACCTATTGTCTCAATAGGTAATGTAAACAAAATAGGCGAAAAGACTT